TAAATCACATCAAATTTTAGTGCATAATGCTTCTCTGGGCTCCTCTCTTAGATGGATGCACGAGGAAGGCTCTATTGATACCGATCATTGGGAGCAGTATTCGTCTAGCCCAGGGGCATTATTGCCCATAAGGCCAGGAGCAGTTGCGCCTACACCAGTACAACCTGCACCATTATCTAATGCATTCTTTACTATAGTTCAAGAAGGTAAATCAGATATGGAGTATTTAGCTGGTATTTATTCTTCTATGCAAGGAGATACAGGAGCTCAGCATGAAACATATAGAGGTATGCTAGCTTTAGATGAGTATGGTACTAGAAGAATTAAACAATGGATGAAGCATTCTATAGAGCCTGCATTAAAACAATTAGGTGAAGTTATAATGCAATATTCACAAAGTGTATATACAGCTCAAAAAAGATTTAGAATTGTACAGCCTAGTGCAATACAAGAAGGTAAAGATGTAGAAATTAATATTCCAATATACAATGATATGGGAGAAGCTATAGGCAAATCGATGGATTTTGCGTCAGCAAAATTTGATGTTAGGATTGTAGCTGGTTCTACTTTACCTGTAAATAGATGGGCTTATCTAGCAGAACTTAAAGAATTACTTCAATTAGGTGTTGTAGACGATATAGCTGTATTAGCTGAGACTGATATTAAAAACAAAGGTAATGTAGCTAAAAGAAAAAGTTTATATGCTCAACTTCAAAGTCAATTATCTTCTATGGAAGATGCTATAAAAGACAAAGATGGAACAATTGAAACACTAGAAAGACAATTAGTTCAAGCTGGCATTAAAATGAAAGTTAATCAGGCTGAAGTTGAAATAAATAAAAAGAAAGAAGAAGTTAAAAGCAAGCTTCAAGATAGATATTTAGATACTGAAGCTAAACAAAAAGTATTGCAACAAAATATGGCTGCTAATGCAAACATTCAAGAAGAAAAGGTTCGAATGGCCGCAAATAGCAGAATAAAAGACTTGCAAAGCAAAGATAACTCATAGTATAATACAATGATTGATTTTAACTCATTTTAGGGAGAATGGAATGACAGATAAAGAACAAGTTCAAGGTAACTCAGAAGAAAAAGCTGCTGAAGCTGCAATTTTTGACTCCGAGAATAATTTTTTTGACAATTTAGAGAATCAAGTAAATGGTGCTATCGTTGATACGCCTAAAGAATCTCAACCCACAGAGGTAACCCAAAGTGATATTGGCTCCGAACAGGTAACCCATAATGTATCACAAGATGGCTCCAAGAATGTGGAACAAATCGATTGGAAAGAAAGGTATAAATCTTCAAGTCGTGAGGCCATAAAGATGGCTCAAGAATTAAAAGGTTTGAAACCATTCGTGCCAGTCTTGGAAGCAATGAAGAAAGACAGTGGCCTTGTTGATCATGTGCGTAATTATTTACAATCTGGTGGACAACCTGCTAAGAATGTAACAGAGCAATTAGGATTAGGAGAGGACTTTGTTTATGATCCGCATGAAGCGGTAACAAATCCAGATTCTGATTCTGCTAAAGTGATGGATGCTCATGTTAATAAAATGGTTCAGTCTAGAGTAGGAAATATTTTAGATCAAGAAAAAGCAAATGCTGCTCGCTTACAGCAACAAATAGCTAAAAAACGAGAAGAAATTGCTTTTAAAAAGAAACATGGGATGAGTGACGAAGCTTTTGCTGGTTTAGTTGATAAAGCTAAAACTCATAAATTAACATTAGAAGACATTTATTATATTCTTAATAAAGATAAAACAGCAGCTAATGTTGCTAATTCTACTAAGCAGGATATGTTAAATCAGATGAAAAACGTAAGAAATATACCAACAAGTGCTAGTGATGCAAACAGCCAACCTAAACAGGCAAATGCGAGTGACAATGTATTTGATGCCTTATTAGGTATGGATGGAGATATAGATAACCTGTTCAGCTAGACTAAAAATTTAAGACTGTCTACTGAACTTTAATAAGGAGATAGTCAAATGGCAAACGAATATTTAAGCGCCATAACTCCAGGAACTAATCTTACTGTCCCTGATTTTGATGGGAATGGTCCTGGTACTTCGACTGGTCTTGCAACTGGAGATGTAAGAAGAAAATACAACTTCGGTGATAGATTCAGCGAATTAATGATAGCTCAAGATCCGTTTTTTAGATTCTTAAGCAAAGTAAGTAAAAACCCAACAGATGACCCTCAGTTTAAATTTACTGATAAAAGAGGATCATTCCACAAAAGATATGCTTATCCAGTAGCTGTATATAACGGTAGCTGGAAAGTTGACCAAAATGTAGGTTCAAAATCTGCTACCAATACAATGAAAGTTAGAATGGCTTCTGATTATTTAAGTCAAGGTAACCAACAAAACGTATTTGGTCAAGATGGTTCAAATGAAATTAAAATAGGTGCCGATGGTACAATGCCTAAGTTTTTTATGGAAGGGCAATTGGTTAAATTCCCTACCGCAGCAGCAGCTGACTCTGCTCCAACAGATTATATTATAGCTAGAGTTACTAAGGTTACTGAATACGCAAAAACAGGTGCAGGTAATGATGCTTCTGGTACTGCTGCTAATCCTGATATGGTAGAATTAGAAACTGTTGTTATTAAAGGTTCTAGTGGAACTCACTTCACTTCTCCTGGAGGTTTAGATGACC